CTTCTGGCGGTTCCGACTCGGGTTCACCCAGCGCCCACGCCTCTGGTCTGCCTGATGACGGCCCCCGCCCTTTCCCTGCCGGTGCCGTCACCTTGCCCTTCATGCACAATCCTGGTTGGCTGGTCGTCCCACGACTGGCCCCACTGCCTTTCCCCCAGAACGGTACGTGCCTCCTTGACGCCCTGCACGCCGCCACTGGGCTCGCCCCGAATGTCATGTTCGACGTGGTCAGCCCACACATCGCCAGCCCTAAGCGGGATTTGCTCCTCACCGCCGTCCATGGGGTTTTCTCCATGGGGAACCACGAACTGGAGTTGCTTGCCCTTGCGTTCCAATGGTCTGTGACGGTGGTCTATAGCGGCTTGACCGGTCACACCGCCCCTCGCGGCACCCGCCTCAATTATGGCCTCAAGAATGGCCGACCTCTGACCCTCACCTTCGAATGTCACCCGAGCGGCAACCATTGGTCGTTTAACCCCTCGCTCGTGAAACGCCGCGTCGGCAAACACCCCCGTGACGCCCGAGCCGCCGGCAAACTCTTCAAACACAACCCCGCCCCCGCTGGTTCCGCCGACCTCGTTCGGGAGTTGCAAGAAACCTTCCCGGGCGCGTTTCGCCCGTATACCATCGATTATGCTGCCGCTAAGGTTTACGCCCGTGATGTGTCCTCCGGCTTCACCGGCACCGGCGCCTGGTCTAAAGTGTACTCTAAGAGCCAGCTGCGCGCCATCAAGGCCATCGCCGAGACCGCCAAGCGTGCCCCCCCTCCCCGCAACATTCAGCTCATGACCACGGTCGGCGCTGCTGGCTGCGCCAAGACTTCCCGCCTTTACCCCATCTTATCTCGGGCTGTCCCAGGCGCGATGGCCGTCACCTGCCCCCGTGCTCCTCTCCGCGAGCAATGGTCTGACAAGCTTAATCTCGGCGAGGGCGGCTGGATGGTCCAGACGATGGAAATCGGCTTGGCCAGCTCCGTTGCCCCTGTCCGCGTGTTCGATGAATTCCCCCTTTTCTCGAAGGGAGCCATCGATCTGGCCCTGATGCTTGATTTGTCCGCCACACATGTCATCGCCCTCGGCGACCCGACCCAAACCCAGGCCCACGAGACTAATGCCGACGCGGCCTGCGAGATGCTCCCGTCCACTCTACCCCGTTTCCTCGCTGCGGCCGCCCCTTACGAGGACTGGACCTACCGCAACGCTGTCGGTGTTGCCGCCAGGCTCGGCGTCCCATGCCTCGTCGATCGACCCGGGAACATTTACCTGACCCGGCATGTACTCCCAGGCCTCACCATTCTCACACCCGCCACCAATTCGGTCAACATCCACACCACGACTAAGGAGGCCGGGACTTACGGTTCCTACCAAGGTAAAGATTTCCCCGACGGCGTGCCCTACCAGGTGCAAATTACCCAGACCACCATCGACTCTTGCGGGGACGAGGCCATTTACACCGCCTTCTCCCGAGGCAAGTCCGACGTTTACGCCGTCTGCTCCTTCCCCTTCTCCCCTGACAACCTCGCGGCCATCCAATCCCGCCCCCTCCTCGCGAGCATCCTGCACCTCAGCGCCCCCCGCCCTCACGCCGAAATCTTTGCCATGGCGCTTAATGGCATCCCGCTCGCGCCCCTCCCGTCTCCCCCAATCCCTCCCCCCGAACTGCCCATCGTTCGCGGCTCTTTCCGCGACTACGTGTATCGCTCTTCCCGCGCCATCGCCCAAGGGCTTGCCAGGGTCCAAAATACTTCCCTCGAAGCCCGAGGCCGCGCGCCGATATCCTACCTTACGGAGACCCCCAACCTCGAGTCCTGGTTCTCTGGTCTCACCCCCGAGGACGCCCTCGCCGCTGAGGTCATCGCCGCCGAGTACGAGGCAATTGAGGCCCCCGCCCCCCGCATCGTCCCGACCCGCGAGGTTGACGCCACCCAGATCGTTTACTGCGAACCTATCGGCCGCCGCGAGGACCGTGAGGTTTACCTGCCCACTATGTCCGAGCAATTCCCGGATGTCCCGGCCAGCAAGTTCGATACGGCTCTGGTTGAGGCCCTCTCGCTTTTCCCCACTCACTCGGCCGCCGACCCGGCCACTTACGCCCTTACCATTGAGAAGCGCGTTCGCCTCTCCACCGAGATGGCCAACCGCCTCGCTTTTTCCACGAAGAAGGACGCTGGCATCTACCTTTTTGACTCCATCTGCGAGATGTATTCAGTTGACCCCCTGGACCCCATCCCGTACGACCCCGACTTGATGGAGGCCTGCATCCTGGAGAACGAGGCCGTCAAGCTCACGAAAGGGATCAAGACGCTTGTGAACAACGAAGGCCGTGCCGACCCCGACTGGGATCCTCGCCATATCGAGTTCTTCATCAAAGCCCAAGAAAAAGCCAAGATGGCTTGCTTGAACTCTGCCGCTAAAGCCGCCCAGGGCATCACCCTGATGGCCGATCAGGTAGTCATGCGCATCGGCGCGATTGTCCGCTACAAGGTGGCCGTCTATGAAAAGCGCCGCCATATCAACCATTGGCGCCACAACAAGAAATCCTTGGACGATCTCAACCGTTGGTGCGCCGGCCGCTGGCTCCCTGGGACCGGATTCACCAACGACTTCTCCCAGTTTGACACCGCCCAGGACGCTGGTGTGCTCTTTGCCGAGGAACTCGCCTTTGAACATTTGAGTCTCCCTGCCGAGGCGATCGACTTCTACGTGAACACCTTTCTGTCCAGTGCTTGCTTCCTGGGAACCCTTGCCGTCATGCGCTTCTCCGGCCAGCCCAACACGCTCAACGGTAACTCGGACTATACCGAAGGCTACACCAATCTCAAGTACTACATAGCTCCCCGCATCATTGCCGGTTCTGGCCACGAGACAACTTGCGGCGATGACGTCGCGCTTGACTTTGTGCCCGTGCCCCGCCCTGAGTTCGTCCACATGGCCCACCTTTTCCCCGTGGAATCCAAGGAAGTGGTCACCGCCTTCATCGATTTCTGCAGCGTGTATCTCACCGAGCACGGCATATTCAAGGACCCCACGATCCTGGCTTTGCGCATCTTGCTCGCCCGCGCCAAGTATCGGGCCCCTGAAGTGGCCGGCTCTTACTATCTTGAGCACTTCTTCCTTGAAGACCGACTCGACCTCTTTCTTGACAGACTCACGTACGATCAACTGCGCGACCATGTCAGCAACCGTTATTGGTTTACAGCCAACCGCGGCCTCATCCCCCACTTCCTCTGGAAGGTCCGCGCCTTTTACGACTCCGCCTTCGCGGTCTTCTTTAAGAATTTCCAGCAGTATGCGATGACCCGTCGGGCCGTCCGCAGACGCGACCCACTGGTCTCCAGTCTATTCCTTCAGGCCCCTGAGCTGGAACCGGTTTTCCGCCGTATGGTCTCTAACTATTGACCCGTCCGTGCTTTCTTTTTTGGAATTTCCTTCTATTTTATTATCACATCATTCACCGTTATGTCCGCCGTCGCCGCTCTCACCCCCGTCCCCACTGGCACTGTTCATTCTGGCGTCTCTTTCTTTACGCAGTTGCCGACCGGTCTCGTCCAGAACGTGTTGCCCCAGCAATTGGACCGTCTGTCTTCTATGTTGATGGCTTACGGCGCCGCAGAGCTGATTTCTCTGCGCCTGCTCATTTCTATGCCCTCCGCCCCTGGCATTGCGGTCGCCTACGCCCTCCAACCAGTGCTTGACACCGCCCCTACCGGCTTTAACCAGATCGCCAACATGCCCCTGGGTGGTTACGCTTCTCCTGGCGTCTCCGTCGGGGGTCCTATCGAGCTCGACTTGACACCCTGGCTCACCCAGAACGACCTAAGCCCCGTGCTGAAGGGCACTCTCATGGCCGGCACCCAGTTCCGCATCTGCACCGGTTTGACCGGTACACTGCCTGGAGGCGCCCCCGTTGTGGTTGTTCGCGTCGCCTGGTCCTTCCGCGGTATCTGTACGGCTTAGTTTGAATGTTTGTGCTTATTATTGGGTGGAACCCGTTTAAATCGGTTCTTCGGCTCGCCGTTCAGTTTAGTCTGATCCACCCCCCCCCCTCTGCTTTGTTGTTGTTTAGTTGCATCGTTAGTTGGAGGAACTTGTCCTTTATCAAGTGGTTATTATGGCGACCTTACGCCGTCGATTCTATTGTCGTTACAATCCCGAACCGCCGCTAATCATGCGACCATTACGGTCGGCAGTGCCAAGAAACTGCCGTCGACCATCCCCCTCCCCCGGGGTCCG